TGCGGAGCGAGTGGAAGTCCGAGCGTCACGGCGTCGTTCGCTGCCCGGCTGAGTTCAAGCAGCTGGGCGAGGGCGAAGCAGCCGGCACATTCGAGGCGTACGTCGCCATCTTCGGCACGCCCGACCGCCCCGACCTGTTCGGCGACTCCGACGTCATCGAGCCCGGCGCCTTCACCCAGACCCTCCAGGAGAAGGGCCTCCCGCCGATCGTCTGGTCGCACGTCTGGACGATTCCGCCGGTCGGCCACGCGCTCCAAGCCGTAGAGGACACGAAGGGCCTCCGGATCAAGGCGCAGCTCTTCCTCGACGATGACGGCATCAGCGGCCAGTACGCCCGCTCCATCCACACCAGCATGACGGCCACGCCGCCTGTCGTGCGCGAGTTCTCGTTCGCTTTCGAGGCGAAAGAGTGGAGCGACGAGAAGGGCCCGAGCGGCCAGTACATCCGCCATCTGAAGCGGCTGGAACTGTTCGAGGTCGGTCCGGTCCTCGTCGGCCGCCACCCGGATACGGAGTTGATCGGGGCGAAGTCGCAGCGGCTCGGGGCCGCGCTTCCGGCACTCGACCCAGCCGCCATCACCAGCGCTCTCAACACCAAGTCTCCCGCACACCTGCGCGCCCGTTGGGACGCCGCGCTCAAGGCCGGCGCCCGGAACGCCAACGCGGACCTCGGGCGGCTCAACGACATCCACGACCTGGCCGGCGAAATCCAGACCCTCGCCGTCGCCAACGGCGCCGAACGGTAGGAGGCAGCCATGAGCATGACCATCTCGATCGACAACCTGCGCACCGCCTTGCGCGACACCAACGCCAAGGCTGCCGTCGCCTTCGCCGATGCCGAAAAGCTGAAGGACGGGATGATCGCCGCGGGCGTCGACCCGACCGAGGGCGAGCACTTCGAGAAGGTGGATACCGCCTACAAGGGCTACTCCGTCCTCGCCGAGGAGGCCGCCCAGATCGAGGCGAAGCTCAACCGCCTCCTGGAGATCGAGGGCATCAGCGGCAAGGCACCGGTGGGTGAGCCGAAGCGCCCGCTCGCCGGCGACCCGGAGCGCAAGGACGGTTTCGCTATCAACTTTGGGGGCCGCGGACGGGCGGCGGACCGCCTGCTCGCTTCTGACGGCTACAAGCAGCTCAAGGGCAGCGGCATCCTGGAGATGAGCGATGCCCGCGTGGCGACGGCGCCCGTTAAGGTCCTCGAGCGGACCGAGTTCAAGACGCTGATTACGGGCCTGGCCGACACCCAGGCAGGCGCCTTCATCCTCGCCGACCGCCAGACCGAGCTGCTGGAGCTGATCCGGCGGCCGCGTGTCGTCGCCGGCCTGGTCAACGTCGGCGACACCGACAGCGACATGATCGAGTACGTCGAGCAGACCTCCCGCACCAACAACGCCGCGGAAGTCGCCGAAGCCACCAGCTCCGCCGACGGTGCCGCGCCCGAGAGCGGTGTGGCCTTCGCGGTCCGCCAGGTGCTGGTCCAGGAGATCAAGCACTTCATCCCGGCGACCAAGCGCGCAATCGCCGACGCCGGCCAGGTGCGGGCGATCATCGAGAGCGAGCTTGTCGAAGGCGTGCTGGAGCGGCTCGACACCCAGCTCCTCTCCGGCAACGGCACGGCGCCCAACCTGCGCGGCATCTACAACACTTCCGGCATCAGCACGCAGGCGCTGGGCACGGACACCCGCCCGGACGCCGTGCACAAGGCGTTCACGCTCATCCGCATCGCCAACCTCCAGCCCGACTCGCTGGGGCTGCACCCCAACGACGCTCAGGACCTGCGGCTGGAGAAGGACAGCAACGGCCAGTACCTCTTCGGCCCGCCCTCGCAGGCCGGCGGCGACCAGGTCTGGGGCGTGCCCATGGTCTCCAACGTCGCCTTCACGGACGGCACGCCGCTGGCCGGCGCCTACCGCCGCGGCGCCAGCCTCTGGATCCGCGAGGGCGTCTCGATGTCGATGACCGACGCGCACAGCGACTGGTTCATCCGCGGGATCGTCGCCCTGCTCGCTTCGATGCGTGCCGGCTTCGCGGTCCCGCGCCCGGCCGCCTTCTGCACCATCACGGGGTTCTAGCCATGAGTGACGTCACCGGCAGCAGGGATTTCGTCGCCTTTGGCGACCAGGGGCAGCGGTCGCCCGACCCGCAGCCCGAGCGCGTCGTGATGGTCGCGCCCGACGGGCGCGCAGTGCAGGTCATGACGGAGGACGTCGCCGGCTTCGAGGAGCGCGGGTTTGTCCTCGAAACGCCAGCGGTTACCGAGCGGCTGGAGCCGGCGAAGCCGAGGCGGGCAAAGGCGACGCCCGACGAGGAGGCGAGCTGATGCCGCGCTACTCGGACGCCCGTGGGCGCTTCGTGCGCGGAGAGGACCTGGCTCTGCACCCCTCCGGTCCCGAGACGGCGACCGTCCAGGGCGCGTGGTTCAACACGGAGGAGGTCAGCACGCTCGACCTCTTCCTCGACGTCACGGCTGCAAGCGGCACCACGCCCTCCATGACCGTCTCGATCGAGACGCGAGAGGGCGCCGCAGACAGCCCGGCGACCATAGGCAGCTTTGCAGCCAAGACGGGCGTCGCCTCCGAGCGAAAGCGCTTCACCGGCCTCGGCAAGGAGTGCCGCTATGTTGCCACGATCACCGGCACCACGCCCTCGTTCACGTTCGCGCTGACGGGGGTGAACAAATGACGCTCGACCGCGTCGGCTCGGCCGACATCCTCCGGGGCACCGCGGGCGTGCTCGAAGTCGTCCTCTCGGTCGATGGCGTGCCGACGGACCCTGACCCGAGCCCCGGGCCGCAGGTGACCGTCGTCGATGCGGCCGGGACCGTAGTGGTCACGCCCGCGCTAGCCATCGCCGTCGGCGGCGGGAGCGGGAGGTTGCGCTTCATCGTCACTCCCGACAAGACGACGCAGGTCGCCGAATGGCTGGCGAGCTGGACTTTCACGCAGGGTGGCGTGCAGCAGTCCGTTACGACGTCCCACCGGGTGGTCGCCGACGTCCTCTTCACGCTCGGCGAAGCCCGCTCCTACGACGGCGGCGCCCTGGCTAACTCCGCGACATATTCTGACGCGGCCGTCCTCGCCGCCCGGGACCGCATCGCCGAGGCCTTCGCCGAGATCTGCGGCACGGCCTTCGGCGCGCGCTACGCCCGCGACATCGTCGACGGCGCCGGCTCTGAGTCGATCCGCGTTGGCAACGGTAGGGCGCTTGCGGTCAGGAACATCAGGACGCGCACCGCCGGCACCTGGACGGCCTTCACGGCGGCCGAGCTGGCGGACCTGATCGCCTACCCGACGTCGCTCCTCTACCGCAACACGCTGGGCACGTTCCCGGCCGGCCGCCGCAATGTCGAGGTCGAGTACGAGCATGGCGTGCAGCCGGTGCCCGCCGAGATCCGGCTTGCCGCGCTGCGCCTGCTCCGCGAACAGCTCGTGAAGAGCCCGCTCGACGACCGCGCCACCAGCCAGGCGGGGGAGTTCGGGACGTTCTCGCTCGCCACCGCCGGGCGCAACGGCTCCTACTTCGGCCTCCCCCTCGTGGACGAGGTCCTCAACCGCTACCGCGCCGAGCGGCTCCCGGTGGTGGCCTGAGATGACGACCACAAGCTCGATCCACGCCTTCAAGAACGCCCTCGTGGACGGGCTTCTCGCCCGCCCCGGGCTCGCCGGCGTCCAGGTCGTGAGCGCGCCGCTGACCTCCAAGGACGCCGCCCGCGAGTCGATCCAGCTGGGCGACGTGGACGGGGAACAGGAGTGGTCGGCGCTCGGGAAGCTGGCCCGCGAGGAGCGCTACACGGTGGACGTCATGGTCTGGGTCATCCGACCGGGCAGCGACGAGGCCGTCGTCCGCGATGTCCGCGGCCGCGCCTTCGTCCTCTTTGCCGAGGTCGAGGACTTCCTGCGCGCAGACCCGACCGTCGGCAACGTCGCCCGCGTGAGCGCCATCCGCCGGCCGGAGGTGACCGAAGGGGCCAACCCCGAGGGCCGCGTCTGCCGGATCGACTTCCAGGTCGCCGTCGAGAAGCGGCTGCCGAGCTGAGGAGGAAGCCAATGCAGGTGCGCTACATCGGGCTGTTCGACGAGGTCATCGTCCCGGAGGTCTCGACCTCCGAGAGTGTGAAGCGCGGCGAGCCCGTGGAGGTGGACGACGCGGTCGCCGAGCGCTTGCTCGCCCAGCACGACAACTGGGAGGCCGTCCCGGCGGCGAAGGCGGCGAAGGGGAGGGAGTAGGCCATGGTGATCGCATCGGGCCTCGGCGCCCAGTTCGGCATCGGCGAGGAGTCCACCTACGGGACCGCGGCCACGGTCGCGCGCTTCCTGGAGTTCAACAGTGAGGGCCTCGACGCGGACGTGGGAGTGATCGAGAGCCGCGGCCTCGGGACCGGCCGGTTCCTCCGAACGGACCGGGAGAAGCGCTACATCAAGTCCGCCGGCGGGCAGGTCGAGTTCGACGTCCAGACGAAGGGTTTCGGCCTCCTCTTCAAGCATTGCCTGGGCAGCTACGCAAACACCCTGGTGGCCGGCTCCGAACGCAGCGCCGTGATCACGCCCGACGCCAACGCCCTCAAGGGCCTCTCGCTCACCCTCCAGGTGGGCAAGCCAGACATCACGGCGGTGAGTCGGCCGTTCACCTACGAGGGCGGAAAGGTCGTCGACTGGCAGCTGAAGTGCGCCATCGACGAGGCCCTCAAGCTGGCCACGACCTTCGACTTCAAGACCGTCCAGACCGCCACCGCGCTCGCGGTCGCAAGCTACCCGGCCGGCGCCGAGGTCTTCGTCTTCACCGAGGGCGCGCTCACGGTGGGCGGCGTCACGACCTTCGTGAAGTCGGCCAGCGTGAAGGGCACGAACGCCCTCGCCACCGAGCGCCGCGGTCTCGGGAACGTGAAGCGCGAGCCGCTGGCCAACGGGGAGGCCGTGATCGACGGCGAGCTGGAGTGCGAGTTCGAGGACCTGGGCGCCTACGCCGACTGGGTGGCGGGGACGCAGGCGCAGCTCGTCCTCACCTTCACATCGCCGACGGTCATTGCCGGCGGCGGGCCGTTCAAGCTCACGGTCACGATCCCGAAGGTCGCCTACCGCGGCTCCACGCCCAAGGTCGGCGGGCCGGACATCGTCTT